ACGGGAAACTGGTCAAGTATACGGATGTGACAAAGCTCAAGGCCGTCATAGAGGAAATCTGTGGCCCCATCACGCCCGAGGGGTCGACCGCCAAACGAGGCCTCGTTCTGCATCACGGCCGCGTGAACGCTCGCGGGTCCGTGCCGAACGCCGTCTGTGGATGCGACGAGGTCGATGATGATTAAGTTCTTGCGGAACATGGTCCGTGGCTTTGAAGCGGGCGTGACGTCGCCTGCATCCAACTGGCGGCCTCAGCCCACATCGGCCAACTCGGACGTGCAACTTGCGCTTCAGCAGTTGTGGGCCAAAAGCCGTGATCTCGTTATCAATAACGAGTCCGCCGCGTCCCTGGTGCGGGAGATCGTGTCGGCGACGATCGGGCACGGCATCGTCCCTCAGGCGGACACCAACTCGGACGACTTCAACGACCTCGTGGACCGCCGTTACGAGAATTGGTCGAATCGGTGCGAACCGAAGCAGATCATCACGTCGTACGGCCTCGTCTACCAGGCGTTCAAGGCCGCCATCGTGTCGGGGGAATCGTTCATCGTCCGGTCGCGCCCTCCCGCCGACGTCAACATGCCGACGCCGCTGTGGTTGAGCCTGTACGAAGCCGACATGTGCGACGTGAACAAGAACGAGAACCTCGGACGTGGTTCTCGCATCGTCCAAGGCATTGAGTTCGACCGGCGGGACCAGGTCGTTGCCTACCATTTCCATCAAAACCATCCAGGGGACAGTTATCGGTGGGACTCCCGGTCTGCCCCTGGGGAATTGATTCGTATCCCCGCCGTGGACGTCATCCACCTCGCGGAGCACGTGGAGTTCCGGCCGCAACAGGTTCGGGGGGTGCCCCGTCTGGCTCCAGTGCTCATGAAGCTACGGGACCTAGGGTCGTTCACGTCCGCCGAGTTGCTCAAGCAAGAGTTGGCTGCGTGCTTCGGCATCGTCTTCGAGGGCCTGGACGACGATCCCGACGGGTCGAAGGCCCTGTGCGACTCGACGAAGCTGAAGATCGACCAGTTGTACCCCGGCATGGTGGCCTACGCGCCCCGCGGATCCGTGGTCAAGACCGTGCAGCCACCGAGCGTGGTCGGGTACTCCGATTATATCAAGGAGCACAAGCACGCTATCGGTGCCGGAGCCGGCGTCCCGTACGCCAGTTATACCGGTGACCTGACCAAAGTGAACTTCTCGTCCGGTCGCATGGGTCAAGGCGGGTTCATCCGCAAGACCAACGCCACGCAGTGGCACACGGTCATTCCTGTGTGTTGTGAAAGAATCTGGCGTTGGTTCATTGAGGCCGATTTCAACGCGGGCAACATCACGGCGCCCGTCGTAAAGGTCACGTGGGCCACGGAGAGATTCCCGTCCATCAACCCCGCGCAGGACGAGCAAGCACGCCTGTCCCGCTTGCGGCTCGGTGTGTCGACCTTGAGCAAGGAAATCGCGGCCGACGGGGAGAACCCGAAGCGTATGTTCCGGCAGCGAAAAGCCGAAAACGACCTGCTCGACAAGCTCGAACTCGTTCTCGACTCGGACCCGCGTAACCGCACATTGTCCGGCACGAACCAACCCATCTACGATGTCAGCGTGTCGGGCGGGAAGAAGCCGCGAAAGGGGACAGGAGCATGAAAATCGAAAGTCCCGAGCTGGTTCAGCGGCAACTCAACTTCCAGGGTGGGACGTTCGACCGAGCAAAACGCTCGGTGGACGTGGTTTTAGCTACTGGCCAGGTCACCCAGATGTTCGACTACAAGGAGTGGAAGCCGGTCATGGAGAAGCTCTCCATGAATGCGGCCCACATCCGCATGGACCGCATGCAGAAAGGGTTGCCGCTCCTGAACGTGCATCGTCGGGACACGATGCAGGACCAGCTCGGCAAGGTCATCAACCTCCGCGTGGAGGGGGACCAAATCCTCGGAACTCTTCAGTTTTCCCGTCGTGCGGACGTCGAGGACATCCTGAATGATGTCGAGGACGGAATCTACGACTCGGTGTCCATCGGGTATCGCGTTTGGGCCTACGAGGTGACCAAGCGTGAGGGCCAGATGGACGAGTATCTGGCTGTGGACTGGGAGCCTTTGGAGGGTTCCTTGGTGCCCGTGCCGGCCGACTCGGGAGCCCGAACCCGGTCTTGCGAGATGCGGAGTCCTGGAGAGAATGCAGAGCAGACGGCGGAACGCATGACCGTTCCCGATCCCAAAAACGAAAACGAGGAGCGCGCCATGCCCGCTGGAAACGAGAACGAGGTCAAGGGCCTCACCCAGTCCGACTTCGACCGCCTGATCACTCAGGCCCGGGGCCTCGGCCTCGGTTTGGACCAGGTTCAGGCCGTGATGGCCGACGCCAAAGAGCAGAAGCGGGACCTCGCGTCGTGCATGGAGGCGCTCACCGCGCTCCACGTCCGCAAGCTCGCGGACGAGGCGACGGCCAAGAAGACCGACGCGGCTCCCCCGGTGCTGCCGGCCCAGGCGGCCCGTACTGAAGGCGGGACGGACGAGCGCGAGAAGGACGCGACGGCGGTCATGGAGTACCTCCACTACCGCAGCTCGGCGAAGCCCGAGGATCTGACCGATGGAGCGAAGAAGTTCCTCGGCAACACCATGGTCGACATCTGTCGGCACATCCTCAAGACCAACGGGGTGAATCCCGAGGGTCGTGACCGCGCCGAGACCGTGCGTCTCGCGATGGGCGGGGCGCTCCGCAAGCGCGACGTCGGCGGCCTCCACACCACCTCGGACTTCCCGGAACTGCTCGGGGCCCTGACCCAGCGGTCGCTCCTCTCGGCGTACGCCGCGACCCCGGACGACTACTCGCAGTTCGTCACGCCGATCGTGTTCTCGGACCCGCGCGCCAAGTCGTTCGTTCGCGTCGGCGGTCTCGGCACTCTCCGTACCGTCGGCGAGGGTCAGGAGTACAAGCGCGTGACCTTCGGCGAGAGCAAGGAAGAGGTCGAGATCATGAAGCGCGGAGAAATCTTCGCGCTGTCGTACGAGGCGATGCTTCGTGACGACCTCTCGGCCTTCACCCGGCTCCCGGCGCAGTTCGGCATGATGTCGAAGCTGACCGAGTCGGCCGTGGTCTACGCCGTGCTCACCAGCAACCCGGTCATGTCGGACACCAAGACGCTGTTCCACGCCGACCACGGCAACATCGGCTCGGCGGACTCCCCGGACGTGAGCGGCATCACGGATGCCCGGACCCTCATGCGGAGCCAGACGGACCCGTCGTCCGGCAAGCGCCTCGGCCTCAAGCCGTTCCTGGTTCTGGCGCCGTACAAGTACGAGAACGGCCTCAGCCAGATCATGGCCGACGCCACGCTCAAGCCGGCGACCCTGGCCGAGGTCATCCCGGGGTACATCCGGGACATGAAGTATGTCATCAGCGACAACCTCGACGAGGCCAGCACGCAGGTGTGGTACGCGGTGGCGGACCCGGCGCGCATCGAGGGCATCGTCGTCGGCCGCTTGGAGGGCAATCGGCCCTTCGAGATCGAGCAGAAGGTCGGTTGGGAAGTCGACGGCATCGAGTGGAAGATCCGCCACTGGTTCGGCGCAGGTGTCGTCGACTACCGCGGCCTCTACCGTAACGCGGGCGAGTAATCCTCCCCAGGAACAAGGAGAAAGAGCATGACGACGAAGTTTGTTCACTCGGGGAAGGTTCTCGACATGGTCGCGCCCGGCACGGTCACGTCGGGTGTTCCCCTCATCATCGGCAGCGTCTTCGGTATCCCCGAGGCCGACGCCACCGTCGGGGAGCAGTTCCCGTTCCGCGTGTCGGGTGTCAACAAGGTGCCGAAGCTGGCGGGGTTCGCCCCGGCCAAGGGCACCCCGGCGTACTGGGACGTCGCGGACGTGCAGTTGAACAACGACTCGGCGAATCCGGCTGTCGGGTTCTACGAGACGGCCCCGGGGTCGTCGGCCACGGAGGCTGACATCCTGATCACGGGAGCGGCCATCGTGGAGGCCACGGCGCTCGACGCGCGTGTGACCGCCCTGGAGTTGATCGCCCCGAACGGTGGCACCCTGGACGTTCGAGTGGACGCCCTGGAGGCCATCGCGCTCAACGGGGGCACCCTGGACCTCCGCGTGGACGCCCTGGATGCCATCGCGCTCAACGGTGGCACCCTGGACCTCCGCGTGGACGCCCTCGACGCCCTCTGCCTGAACGGTGGCACCCTGGACGTTCGTGTGGACACGGCCGAGACCGACATCAACGCCTTGGAGGCGTCCCGGAAGAAGGGATTCTTCTACACCTTCACGGGTGCCGGGGACCAGGTCAACTCGGACGACACCAGCGAAAAGGTGTTCACCAAGAAGGCCACCATCCCGACGACCACGCTCGCGGCCGAGGACTGGGTCAACATCCGTGCGATGATCCTGGTCGACAACGCGGACACGACCCCGGAAGTTACCTTCCGGCTCAAGTTCGGGTCGGACACGGTCGACACCCAGGTCGTGGCCACGGCGGCAGCGAACGACTATGTCGTCCTGACGGCGCGGCTCCGGCTGACGGCGGTGGGCGCGTCCTCGACGTTCCACCGCTTCTCGGGCGAAGGCGTGATCAAGGACGGAACGAACACGGCGGCTGTGCCGGTGTTCGTGGCGGGGGTCACGGGCGACGCGACGACGTCGGCCATCGACGTCACCTGTTCGGCGCAGGCCAACGCCGGCCACGCGAACAACCTGTACACGATCTACGGGCTGGAAGTGTCGGTCGACCGAGCCTCGTGAGGTAGTTAGATGGTGACCTGGAAGGACCGAATGAACCGGATGCACGCAAGCATCGTAGGGGACTTCGGTCCTTCCAGGTGGGCCACGTACACAGCCCCGAACGGGACCAAGTTGAGGCTCAAGGGCACCTACGAATCCCCGTACCGCCGTCAAGGCGCGGGGGACTTCGACACCGAGACCTACGTGGTCTCCCAGGTGCCTCAGTTTGGGGCACGCGTCGT